CCGTCCCCGCGGGAAGCGCCGTAAACCACGTCACGCCTTCATCGTAAGACCCGGCGATCAGGCCGTTGCCGCTGCCCCCGCTCGGGAACACCAGCCACAGAACGCCCAGGTGATAAGCGGCCCATCGCGCACAGGTTGGCGACGTGAGCCACGCACCCACCGCCAGCGTCAGCGTCGTCCAAGCGGTGTTGATATCCGGCGTATACTGATAGCTGTTGACGGCGGAATTGCCCGACTGCGTGCCCGCAAATATGTGGCCGCTCGGCGTAAAGCACGGCGACGCAATCTGCACCGTAACCGTCTGCCCCCCCGCCCGTGTCACGGTCTTGGTGAAGGTAATCCCGTCCGGCGAGGTGAAGATTTCGCCGTAGCCTGTGAACCCCACCAGCAGGCCGCTCACCGGATGCACGGCGAACGCACTGATCGCGCCACAAAAGCCGCCCGACCCGGCGTTAACGGTCGGGACCACGCAATTCGTCCAGACGTTCTTATCCGTCGAGTATTTCAGCGCCAGGGCGCCGTTACTTACCAGGGTGCTATAGGCGATATAGACGCCTTTATAGTAGAAAATATGATTATAGCTAGCCGAACCGCCAGCAGGCGTTGCGGAATAGTTTGTAACGGCGATTGACGCGCCGGAAAGCGGGCTTTTATTGCTAAGCGTGAACCCGAATAAGCCACCGCCGCTCGCTGTGATTAGGAATTCGCCGTTACAATAGCTAATCCCCTCAACCGCGCCGGTAACGCCGGTCAGCACCGGATAGAGCCGCACGCCCGACCCGTAACCAATGTGAGCCGCCTGCACACCAGCATAAGCAGAGCCGGACTGGCAGGCGACAATCCAGCCGTCGCCATAGGCCACGGTCCCGGTCATGTAAGCGTTGTCAAAGCCGTTCGTTGCGCCGTCGTAGCTCAGCGCCGACACCGGCGCCCCATAACCTTTGCTCGACGTTAGAAGCATCGGGCTCGGCAGCACGCCCGCCGCCCGCAGTCCGGCAATGTCGGCATCTGTGCAAAGGTCCGACCGCTTAAAGCCCGGCGTCAGGATCGGCGTCGCCGAAAAAGCCACCCGCCCGAGCGGCGCCGTCACGGGCCCACCTACAGCCCCGCCGCTCACCGGCTTGGTGATCCGATTCGCGTAGATCGAATTTCGCGGGATGCGGTTTTGGGCGATGATCCGAGGCATGGCGCGCTAGAGATTTTCCCCCGTCGCGTCGAAGGCTATGCCGGTCGCGAAGGCGACACCGATTCCCACCCAAATCTGTTCGTTGGCCGCCAGCCGCAGCGGCGCACCCTCTGCGTAGCCGAAGTCGGTCTTCGGCGTGCTGGTGTTCGCCGCCATGGTGTAGGCGGCCATCAGCGCCATATCGAACAGGTTCATCACCACCCCGTCCGGCGAGCGATAGGCCTGAAGCTGACAGGCCGTAACCGTCATCCGAGGCAACGCCCGCAGGCTGAACAGCAGCATCCCGTTCGGCCCGGCCGTGAGCAGCTTCACGGCGTTAACGTTGTCGTTGTAGGTCGCCTTCGCCGCGACGCAGACGGCTTGGCCGCTGATCAAGCCTTGCGGTGTGACGGCTTTGTTCTGCGTGACGGCCATCGGCGGCTCCTAGAACAACAGGGCGTAGGCCATCGCGAGGTCAGCCGCGGCGTTGAGCGACGCCTGAAGGCCTTGAACGTCGGTGGTCTGAAGGAAATCGGCGGTCCAGGCTTCGGCCGGCGGCGAGCCGGGCTCGCGCACGATCAGCACCTTGCCGTCCTGACCGAGAGCCGGCGGCAAGCCGGAAAGCCCGTCCGTCACCGCCGCGTCGATATAGGTCTTCAGGGCCGCGTCGCCGCCATCGACATAAGCCCGCACCGGCTGGCCGGCGATCATCACCGAGTAGCTGGTCGCCCCGTCGCTGAAGGCGGGGCCGGCGTCCCCCGGCCCAAAGGTCGCCCCGGCGACCAGGGCGTTTTGCGCGATCAGCGACACCGGCCCGGCCGCCGCGTTGTGGACGAAATAGGCCTTCGGGACTGGCGGAATCACGATCTGGCCGCCTGTGCCCCCGGACACGTCGAGGAAGGCCATGCGGGCTTCGTCGGTGGCGCCCTGAACCGTGGATAGCGTGTAGCTGCCGTTCACCGGCTGCGACCAGCGGCCGTTCACATTGTCGTCTATGAGTTGGAACGCGCCCTGGTTGAGGATCACGCCCCAGGTATTGTTGTTCTCGCCCGTCGCCTGAAGGACGAACCGCGCTGAGGTGGTATAGCTGCTAGGCATCAGACCGGCCCCGCCGTGGCGATTTTGAGCCACTGGCCGCCATAGGAAATCGCAAGCTCAGACTGGTCGCTGACGATCACCACGCAACCGGCCCAATCCCCGGCCGGCGGCAGGCTGGCCTTGCTGCACTGCCAGAGTTCGACCGGCGCGACCGGATGCTTCAGGACAACGGTATCGAGCAGGCGCAGCGCAAACCGCTGCGCCCACTGCGGCGCGTCCGGCTGCAAAAGCCCGGTCAGCGACGTAAGGCGGTTCACCATGACGGCTGAAGCCTCCCCGTCGCCGTGCGACGTGTGCTTTCGGCCCGCAGGCGCGAATAGGCGTCAGCCTCTTGCGCCGCCGCCAACCCCAGCCGCGGATCGGTAGCGTCCACCGACAGGAAATCGCGGAACAGCCGGATTTTCGACTGCGCCGTGATCAGGTCTTGGCCCTGGTTGGTCCAGAAGTTCGAAGACGTGTCGTCGGTGTAGTCGAGCAGCGGGGTCACGTCCGAAATCAGGTCCCACGCCAACTGCCAAGGCTGATTTGGAATCGGCCAGAGATAGACCAGCCCGTTCCGCAGCGTGTAGTCGGTCGGCTGGCCGGTGACGGCCGGCTGTGCCAAGGCCTCCATCTCGTCTATCGAGATAAGGCGAATGGTCCAGCGCGTGACCCCGCCGTTCAATTCCAAGTAAAAACCGTCCACCACCCGTGCGCCGGTCGGCCACGGGATAGTCTGCACGCCGGGTGTGGCGTTCACAACTTGGCGGACTTCGTTAAACCACCAGCGTTCGTTCGCGTACTGGTCTATGCTACGGGCGATTACTGTTTGAAATTGTGCAAGAAGATCATCGGCGAGGTCGTCGCGCGTCGTCTCGCTGATGATTCTCGTCTTCAGATCGCCCAGAGTCGCCATTGCATCGCCGCGGCCCCTAGCCGACGAACGGCAGGTAGTCGAGAATCACCACCGCCGCGCCAGCCGTAGGCGCTGCGCCCGTCGATCCGAGCGTCCAATAGATCGGCGTATCGACCAGCAATGGGCCCTGCGCCGCGATCACCACGGGGGTATCGGTTCGCGCCACCGCCTGCGTCGAAACCGCATTGAACAGGTTCGTGCCGCCGGGCGTCGTCCCCAGCGACAGCGTATTGGTGGTCGAGTTGAACGCCGCCGACACCGACAGGTGCGCGGTCAGCATCACCGCGCCGGCTGGCAGCACGCCGAGCAAACCGGACACTGCCGAAGCCGCGCCAAAAGACTGCGAAATCTCGTGAATGACCTGAAGGTGGGTTTTCCGGCCGCCGGTAGGCATAATTGCTCTCCTACGGGGTAAAGGTTGCGGCGACGATGGTTCCGAAGTCCGCGTTGTTGAACCGGAACTTCTTCAACCCATGGATAAGCCCGGCTTCCACGCCCAGCTTGTTGCCGTAGTCAAAGAGTTCCTCATTCCAGTCGAAGTTGTTGAACCCTTGACCCTTGCCGAAGGCGATGCAGCCCGCTTGGGCGCCCATCAGCACGGCCCGGCGCGAACCGGGGACCGTCACACCCGTCCCCGAGTTCACCCCAGGGGTGATGCGGGTCGATTCATGCATGACGACGCCGTTATACATGCCGAGCGCGCCGGTCATGATCGGGTTGTCCTTCGACCCGTCACCCGTGATCGCGGCCTTCATAATGTCGGTCCACTGCGCGGTTGCAGTGTTGCTGCGAAGCTGCGTCACTTGGTTGGTGTGCAGCACCATCACGTAGCGCTGATCGCCGTCGATCATGATGGGCCGGATAACCGGCGTCATGAGCTTCGCCATCGCCACGATGTTGTCGATCAGCGTGAGGCTGAACTCGTCGCCAGCCGCCAACGCCTGATCGGTCGCCTTGGCGTTCGGGCGGAAGTAGTGCGCAGCGTCCGGCGGGATCGCGGCGTTCATCCCTGAATAGCGGGGATCGTTCTGCACGGTGTAGCCGCACATTTGCACGAAGAACGCGGTGTCCATGCGGCCCGCCCACCAATCCTTGAGCCCGAGCATGGCTTCTTCGCGGATCGACCACGGAATCCGCTGGTCGCTCATCTTGCCGGCCGACTTCACGGCATGGCGAAGCTGGTCGATGTAGAGGTCGTCGGTATAGGTCGCGAGCGCTTCTTCGTTGCCTTCCAACGTCCCGTCGCCGGCCACGCCGTCGCCGTTCAACTGCATCCGCAGCGTGATCCGAACGCGGTCGCCCGCGTCCTTCTTCATGTCGCTATAGGTCTGAAGAACGCTATCGCTGGAGTCGCCAATGAAGCGCTGAATCCATGTCGCCTTCAGAGCTTCGCGAGCGAGGGCGGATGACCAGAGTTTCTTCGCTTCAGGCGCATTCACGCCATAATAGGTTTCGGCCATTGGGGCGGTTTCCCGAGATGGGGTTCCGCTCCGTGCCGTGGAGCCGCCGGGGCGCCCTTAGGCGCGTGATCCGTTGCCGGGGATCAGGCGATGCGCGATCTAAGCTCGCGCGGGCTGGATCGGGGTCGGAACCCCGTTGCCGATCACTGTCAAGAGGGCCTAGCTTTGCGGGCGCTCGGCTTTCCAGCCCTTAGCCCTGCGTCGGCGGGGCGGCGTCAGGTTTCGGAGCGCCCTGGTGTCGTCCCTCTGCCCGGTCGCAATCCTCCACGACTTCAGTCCGCAACCTCCACGTCATGAAGACAGCGCAGTAGGCCACCGGCCGGGTCGCCTGAAGCATCGTCGGGATTGTCGGCCCCAGGTTAACGCAGTCGCCGCAGGACAGGGTGTTCATTCGAGGTCGAAGGGCAGCTTGTTCCCTGCGGTCGGCGGATAGCGGATCACCAGCACGCCGCGCGACTGGGCTTGGTTGGTCATGTTGCGCGTGCCGGCGCCGCCGGGAAAGGCCAGAATCAAGCTTGGCTGGCCTTCATCGAGCATCTGGCGGTTGCGGATCGGGCCGGCCTCGACGCCGTACTTCTCCCAATCGGCCTTGTAGGTGGTGCAAAGGACCCCGTGATCGGCCGCCCAGATGCGCGCGAAAGTGTCCGCGCCACGCGCCCCACCTTGGATGATTTCCACAGAACCGCTGCGCAGCGCCGCGTCCAGCACCCGCCGCACCGCGCGGTCATCCGCGTAATCGCGCCCGCCGCAGACCAAAATTCTCATGAATCGAGCACCTGTTTAAGCTTCCAGTCGATGCAGAACACCGCGCACCAGGGCTTGTGGTCCCATTCGATGAAATAGCCGATTTCCGGCCGGCTCGGGACGCTGACGGACCCCAGGACGCGGCCCTGCGACCCGATGGGCGTCATGTCGTAGGCCTCGCGCTGGGCTTTTTCGATGCGGGTTCCGTTTGCCAA